CAGCGAGCCAGCCGCAGCCCAGTCCATCGCCACGCTGTTGCCGCCCGAGGTCAACTGCTCGCCGTCTGCGCCCATACCGTCGGGTGTGTTGATGGCTTGAGTAAGGTAAACGTCCTTGGCGAAGCCCGCACCCCCCGCTACTTGCAGTTCGCCCGTTGTGGCACTGCTTGAGTTTGTGGTGCCAGCCAGGACAACGGGGCCATCCCCCACGTAGATTGATGCCGTGGTGGCAGCAGCGCCACCGCCCGAGTACACTGGGGCATTGTTCACGTACAGGGTCGCCAGAACTGTGATGTCAGAGTTCCCGGCGAGGCCAGCAGACGGGTACAGGCCCAGAGCAGCAATTATGCCGTGTGTGCCTGCGGCGTGCGTCGTGAACGAAAGGTCTGTGCCAATGATTTGTCCAAAAGCATCCTGGTTTGTCGCTACTGTCGTGACACCCGCCACGTGCAACTGGGCAGCTGTGCCCGTGCTGCTGAAGTCTCGGTCCACAGATAGAGTGTAGTCCGCACTCAGCGCGCTCCCGTTCCCGATAGCCGCGTAGCCCTCGATGTCCAGCTGGGCTGGCAGCGTCAGGGCTGTCGCGCTGATGTTGCCGAGGCTCGCCCCACCCCCGACGAAGTGCAGCGTGTCGCTGGCCCAGCCGATCCCCGTGTCCTCTTCGGCCTTGTTCGGCACGAGGGTGGGATTGGTCGTCGTCGCGGCTTCGTTAATGAAACCCGGCCCCGCCGCGTCGTTCGCCACTAGGTCGCCAGTAGCCACCAGTTTCCCCGAGGTCTCGAGGAGGGCATTGGCGTGGTTGTTCCAGTAGATCCCGCCACCTGCCTTGAGTTCCAGCCCGCCCCACTGAAGCACGTTCGTGCCAAGTGCCAGCCCGCCGTTGGCCTCTGGCGTCAACTCCGTGGCGTTCAGGACTAGTTCGTCTGTGCCTGCGATCTCGAACTTGACTACATCGTCCGCCGACGCCCGGATCGACGTGTCGTTGTCGGTGTCAAGGTCGATGCGGTTGCCTGTCGCCACGAGGTCGATGCCAGGGATGTAGCCAACGCCTTGAGAGGTGAATGTCTTGTTCGCAGAGATGCGGAACGCCTCGGCTGTGGCAGAGCCGCCAGCCGGTGTCGTCTCGAACACCCACCGCCCCGGCATATCACCTGCACCACAAGCGCCGTCCACCTCCAACTTGAACTTCCCACAGTGGTAGTAAGCAGCAGTGTGATAGCCGCGCCCGTAGAAGGCGAACAGATCAGTCCCATCGCTCACGTCGTTCCCGGAAGAACCTGAACTTGCGAGGATGAACGCCTCAGAGGCGGCAGTGGTCGCCAGCGAAAGTGCAGCATTGGCCCCGTTGTGCTGGATTTCCATGATGGCGTTTGCGTAGATAGGCGACACGGCGCTGCGGGCTACCACCATCTGCGCTGTCGCTGCTATCTGCATGACGACATCAGTGCCGTCAAAGAACAGGTCAACGTCCTGCCCATCACCGAGCACCAAGCCCTTGTTATCAGCGTCGATGGTGATGTCACCAGTGTTAGTTATGTCCCCGGTAATCGTGGCAGCGGACGCGTAGACGTGCGCCCACTCGTTGGAACTCCCGCCAAGATTCAAGCCGTCAGTCGTAGACGGGTACAGCGCCGCCCCGGTCAGAGCCAGTTCGTCGGCCAGCGACCCTCCCGTCATCACACCGATGTCCAGCCTGCCGTCCTCTGAACCGTCCGAGACATCCGTGCCCACCCAGGTCAGGCGCGCTGCCTCCCACTTCTGCATGTCGTCCGTCTTGTCGTTGCCGAGGCCCAGAGATATATAGCCCTCGTCGTTGTCCTGCGCGTTGTTGTTGCCGTACAGGGCGTAGAATTCCGCGACCTCAACGGACTGATCGGCAGCGTCCTCCCCTCGGATCACGGACAACGTGTACTCGTCGGCATCCGAGTTCCATGTCTGCATAGTCTTGACCTGCACCTCGTCGCCGCCGTTCCACGTCCAGTATTTGCTGCCGTACTGGAATCGGGCGTCGTAGAGCGCGTCCGTGGCGAAGGTGAGTTCAACGAGGCCGTCAGCGCCAGACGTGTCGGTGTGGCGTTCGGTGGTCGTCCCAGCGTCCCGCATCGAGCCGACGACACCCGTGACTTTCGCGTCCTCGTCGTCCCGGAAGGTTCCTGTCAATCGTATTGCCATTGCTATTCCTCAGCGGCTCGTGCTCTGCTCGGGTTCCACGGCTACGAAGTCCACCTGATCGGTCTCGTACTGCCGTCCGCTTTCGTCCTCGGTGATGAGGTCCTCCGGGTCCATGTAGTAGTTCTCAACGTTGCTGTCGTCGTCCCGCCACGTCACCTCAAGCAGCGTGGTGTTGTTCATCGCCGCTCGTAGATCAGCCCGCTGCGTCTTCGCATCCCGCCCGTCAGGAGACCGCTCGGTGATCTTCAGCGGTGCCCGGATGCCGTACATCCTACGCGGGCGCACCCGATAGGCCATGCCCAGCAGCCTCAGAATCGGGGTACTGTTCAGGTTCCCTGCACCACGAGACAGGGTGACAACAGGCTGAACGGCCTGCGCTACCACGCCTTCCCGGTTCGTGCCGAGATACGCTCTGTCCCGACCGGATGCCGAGATGGTTGCCGAGGCCGCACTGGCGAACGTCACATCGTTCAGGTTGGCGGATACCTCGGGGTCGGCGTAGTCCGTGGCGTATTGCAACTTCATCGTCTCGCTCGTGGACGGGTTCGTCGTCTGTGCCACGAAGGACAGAGCTAGGAAGTCCTCGTTCGGCATTCCGCTGCTGAACCGCGGGTAGTACAGGACTGTCGAGTCGTCAAACTCCGATGTCGTGACCTTCAGAGGGTTCACCACGTCTGTCGGCAGGGACAGGTAGTAGACGTTGTGGTTCGCACCAATCCAGAGGTTGTAGCGGCTGTAGGCGTCGGACACGGTGATAGCAGTGATGGCAAGGGCAGTAGACTCGCTTTCCCACGTCACCTGCCAGCCGCCAGAGTTGTTATGCCGTCGCCATGCCGCCTCGTTCCAGCCGAGCACGGTCGAGTATCCTCGCTTGATGCCGAAAGTCGATATGCGGCTTGTGCCAGCACCCGTGGAACCGTAGAACTGCTCGTGGGTTTGATCGACCTGATAGGTCGTCTCCCAGAACCCGAGGCCCTTTGTGCCGTCCATCGCGGCAAACAGTTCGTTGTGAGACGCAGCTACGTCAACAATGGTGCCGCGCCTGTTCGATGGCAGGCCGTGGTCGCGGTCTGGCCCCATCGCCACGTCCAGTTTGCCGACAGGCGCTGAGTCGCTGAACCCGACGAGGTGCATCCCCGAACCCGCTGCGTAGGCTGCCGCACCACGCCACACGTCCAGCCCGAGTCCACCGTCCGGGTGGTAGGGAAGTTCAGAGAACGAGGCAGGCTCGAACCGTCGATGCTCGTCGTCCAGCAGGTAGATGCCGATACGGGTGCCGACTGCTATGCGCCTGCGCTCACCATCCCAGACGGTGAACAGACTCGTGGCGTAGTCTGCTGGCGTCTGAAGCACGGCGTCGCTTGACCACGCTGCTGAGAGATCGTCGGTGTAGTAGAGTTGCCCGGTCGTTGCGTCTAGCCCCCAGAGCAACTCGTTCAGGAACGTCACGTAGTCGATGTCCGTGGTGTTCCGCGCCCACGTCGTGCTCTGAAGGTAGTCCACCTCTGCACCAGTAGCGATGACCAGCGTGTCCGTACCACCGACCAGACCCCTTGCCCAGTCCTTGGCTGCGTTCAGCAGGGTCCGCGACGAGGTGTTTGTGTCGGTGACGTATTCGTACTCGTAGACGGTTGTGCCGTGGCACTTGTAGATGGTGTTGTTGTAGTCGCAGATAGCGTCCACATCCGAGGTCGTCGCCTGTGCCGTGGCGATAACACGTCCGGGTAGAATCACCTGCCCAGGGTGCCGCAGATTCGCTGGGCCGTACCACGCCCGCTTGTGTCGCTCGGGCGTCTTCGGATCAACGTCCTCTGCACCGATGCCGCCGCTCAGATCGTCCCAGTAGACTGTTGACGCTCTCGGGTTCGTGTCCTCGGTGTAGGCACCCGTAGAGAACTTCGGCGGGTTGCCCGAGACGATGCCCCAGCGCACCTTGTCGCGGAGTTCGTAGAACTTCCCGTCTATGGCGATGGCACCCTCTTGGGTGATGCGCTCAGGCATTAGGATGACCTTGCGACGATAGCGAAATACTCCACATCGTCACCGTTGGTTGCAGCATCAACGTAGAAGTCCTTGAGGTCGAGGGTTCCGCCGTAGGCTCCGGGGTCGAGGGTCAGGGTGCTGTCCACGCTGTCCACGCCCGCCCAAAGCGTCCAGCCCGTCGTAGAGGCTACAGAGGCTCCACCAACGTACGTCTCACCCGTATTCCCCTCAACGTTCCGAAACCGCAGCCACTTGCAGGGCGTAGTGCTGGTTGTGAGCCGGACTCGGGTGCCCGCCGCGGGAACGTCTACGATTCCGTGGGCAATCTCCATGACCTATCCGTCAATCCACCTCATACCTTGTGGCGTCTGCATCCGAGCGCATCGGCGCTCTGCCTCCCTCGTGTGGATAGAGATGTCCCCGTCGCTGAACCTGTCGGTGTTCGCTCGCATGGCGATAGCCGTGGCCTGAGCGATGATGTACGCAGGGTCGATGTCGCAGTCCGTGGTGTCAGACGTGAGTTCGGTCGGTTCCTGAGCGCCTATCAGCCGCAGCCAGTTGTACTGAGGTGCGCCACGGGTGAAGTCCAACTCTCGGGCATACGAGTCGATCTTCCAGTGAATCGGGTTCACGGGCTTCCACGTACCCGTCTCTGCGCGTACCGCCCGCACCTGATCTATCCAGAAGTACGCGTCCGCGAGGTCCGTTACCTGCCGGACGCCGATAGAGATGATGGCTGTGTCGAGGTGAGGATTGCCGAGAGCCACTCGGCAGCGTTTCCACGTATTCGCTGTGAGGGCGGGGACCTGAAGGTCATCGGTGGCTGACGCTGCATTCGCACTGGAGGATAGGCGAATGGTCAGGTCCCCGGCTGACGTGGCGACGGTGGACTTCATCCAGAAGTCAAGGTGGGTGAACTTCGAGAGGTCCTCGTCGATCACCTCGGAGGCAAGGATGGTGTTCGTACCGATGCTCGTGGTCTGGAGGCGTACCGACGCCCCGCCATGCATCTTGTCCTCATCGTCAAGGGTCCGAGTCACGCCCGAGACGGTCTGCTCATCCCAGTCGTCGTCACACTCCTCGATGATGCGCCCGTCCTCACCCTCAAGGTATTCCACCGCCTTGATGCCGACGAACGTCGAGGGAATCGAGTATCGCTGAAGGTCACGGGCTGTGTGGACGGACTCGTCAGTGTAGTCGGGAGCGCCCTTACGGGGCACGGCACGAATGGCCTGGTTGATGTAGTCGTGAAGGTCCAACGGGCGAAGCCACTGCTCAAGGAGTTCGTAGGTGTTCCCGTCAGCCGTTGAACTCAGGGCATCGCCGCGAATGGTCCCGGTAGTCGTAGCCCCTACGTAGTCGTCAACGATGCGCTCTTCGCCGTCGTTGGGCGATGACGTGCCGAGCCACCATTGGCCGTTGATGTAGTCGTTGGAGTTTTCGAGAAGGGAATCAACCCACGTCGTCGTGTTTCCGTTGGAGGTACAGGTCCCGAAGTAGACCGCCTTCAGGTTGCGGCCTACGCTGCCCCGAATCTCCTTTCGATCCTGCGGAATGAGACTTGCCATTCAGCCCTCCTACGACGCGGCAGGACACTTCTTCTTGTGGTTTAGCCGAGCAAGGTTGATGCCCTTCCGGCTCTTGGCGCTGATCTCACCGTCGCAGTCAGGGCAAGTCTCCACAGCCCTCGGAGGTGGCGCTGGCTCAGGTTCCTCAACTGCCACAGGAGTCTCGGGCGCAGGTGTGTTGGCCCTGATGAGGGCGTGGCGCACCTGTCGTTCCTCTTCCTCGGTCACACGCCGGTCCTCTTCCTGAATCGCTGCCCACTCAGCCCCGTGACGGTGCTGCATGTGTAGGCGCGCGTTGTAGTCGTTCCGAAGGTGCGCGGCAGGGCAGTACGGCAGGCCGATCTTGTCCCACTCATCACGCTGAGGATGGTCCTTGTGCAGCCAGCAGAGGGTGTGGAACGTGGGTGGCTTGATGCCGGGGTCACGCGTCACGAACACCCGCTGCCCGAAGTTGGGCGAGGCAGGGTCGTTCTCCCGCTTGTCCAGTTGGATTCCCAGCATGTTCCGGTTGCACAGGCTCCTGTCGCCGGTGAAGCGGTGCCAGACGTAGACCCACTGATTCCGACCGAGTTCCTGCGCCGTCATGGGCAGGGGCGACTCCGAACCCGGTCGGTTCACCACCTGCTCTACCTGTGGCCCCTGGGCTTCCTGTGCGTCAAGCAGCATCTCTTCAAGGAGTTGTTCGTTCTCCTCGGTGATGATGTTCTGCTCCGTTGTCATCTGAGCCTCTCCTTACGTGGGCACCACGATGCGCCCTGTTGCCTGTTCGTCGCGCTTCTCGCGCTCGGTGTGATACATGGTTTCCCAGTCTGGCGTCGGGTCGTCGTATTCCCACAGATTCACGATATCCGTTCTGGTTCTGTGCCGATGCGCCTCGGCAATCTCCCTCAGAGACCCGACCGTTTCCCAGCACTCACCGCGGCCATGCTCGTCTATCTGCCCACCGGGTATAGCAAGGGGTGTAGCGTCGGGCCATTTGCCCGCGTCGCCGAGGTCATCCTTCCAGATCGCCAGCCTGTCCCCCCGAACCACCAGAATCTTCTGAATACGATGAACCTCGCCGTCCGTAAAGGGAATGTTGAAGTTGCCCTCCGTCAGCAGGAAGGCAGGTTCGTCACTCCGAACTGTCGTCGCCGCTACCGTTAGATTGGGCACTGATCTGCTCCGCTGCCTCAGGGGCGATGTGGAGGGTCAATTGGCCAGGAGTCGCACCATCTATCGTCACGCGCTCAAGAGGCAACTTGCCCTCCTTGATATCGCGAATCACCCCGAGCAGGGCAACCACCTGTTGCTCGGCCACCTCGGTCTTTTCCACCTGCTTGCCGAGCATCTCGTAGAGACTCAACGGTCTTCTCCTTTTGCGGCTGTGGACGGGCCACCGCGACCCGCCCTTCAGCCATGCTTCCCTACGCCTTCAGCGCAGCCACTTCAGCCTTGAGTTCCTGAACGGCCTTGATGAGCGTCGGGACAAGGTGCTGGTACTGAGCGGTCCAGAAGTGGTCGTGTTCCTCGCACTTCTCGCCCACGGAGCACCTCGGGCAGTCCGCAGCGTCACCAGCGTTGATGACCCACGGTGCCCACTTGATTGTGTCCTGCGCCGTCATGCCGATGTACTTGCCCCGGCTACCGGGACCCCACTCTGAGTCGTCACCCGGCAGGTTGTACTCAAACTCAACCAGGCTGGCCTTGTCGAGCAGTTCCAGCGCGTTGCCATCCCACGGCTTGATGTCGGTCTTCACCCGGATGTCCGAGGACGTGGTGATGGCCTCGTTGCCGATGTACATGGTCGTGGTACCGCTACCTGCGGTGGCGTCGTCGACCTTGTTGTTCGTTGCGTCCGAACCGATGGAGAAGCCGTTGGTGAACAGCGCGTCCCCGTTGGTGACAGCCGCGGGCGCTCCCCCAAAGATGCACTGCCCGATACCTACCGCGTCATTCCCGGCATCCACATGCAGCAGGTCGGTGTCGGAGTCGCCTTCCACGCGGAAGTCCGTGTTCGCTCCCGACTCGTTGATGACGAACTCGTCTGTGGTCTGAGGGAAGTCCAGCACAAGGCTGGTTCCATCGTGACCGAAACTGGCGTCGTCGCCCGCACCAAGGTACAGGTTGGTCGCCGAGTCGGTCGTAAGGTGGACATCTTGACTGGCGTCGATCCTGATAGCCTCGGTCAGCGTTCCACTGGTAGTAGCCGAATACAGCACTAGGGCTGAACCAATAGCCCCAGCCGCAGGTGTGCCATCGTCAACCTCGGCCTGAATCCGCGCACACTCGGTAGCGAGGTCCTCACCATCCGCACCGAACCAACTGATCTGCCCAAGGTTGTCGTTGTCGGCGACGATAGTCAGCCCACCGATGGTCCCGGAGCGCCCCTTGAGGAAGTGCAATTCTGGGTCGCTGTTGTTCGCTGCGAAGCGCCCAACAATTACCGTGCTGTCCGCCGCGCCAGTACCGAGAACCTGGAACTTTCCAGCAGCGGCAGTCGTGACCTGCGCGGTGTTCCCGACGATCAAGCCGTAGCCGTTGCCGAGAATCAGGTCTCCCGCTGTCACAGCCACGTTGCCAGCAGTGATGGTGGCCCCGCCCGCTGTGACTGTGAGACCTCCGGCGTCGATGGTCATGCCGTTGGAACCTAGAAGTTGAAGGTCGTTAGTGGCGTCGTCAAACCGAGCCATCTCTGTCCCGTCCACGTAGACGGAGAGACGGCTATTGGCGTTACTCCAGCGCCATCCGCGTCTTCCTGCCATTTCTCTTTCTCCTCAGTGCGAGATTAGGCCCGCACATGAACTGAGGCTGTGGTTTCTCTCGCTGTATGTAGGGAGCGGACCGAAGCCCGCCCCCGTTGTCAGGTCTACAGACCCATCTGCTCCGCGTCCAGTTCCACCCATGTGTACTGGCCGTAGCCCTCCGCGTCCGTCCCTGAATTGTTGCTGGCCCAAGCAGGACCGGCATGTCCGGGTCGTTGATCGACCACGGCATGTGCTTCGGCTCCGCGTCCGTCACGGCTGCCGCCGCGTACGGGTGGTAGAACCGTCGAACTTCAATCAGTCCAGTCGCCGCCGTAGCGTTCGCCGTGTATTTCGAGCGAGCCTTGACCGTCGCCGCGTATTTGTTGTCCCGGCGATAGTTGACGACTGCCAGTTCGGTCGATGTCCCGTCACCGATGTCGTTGGTCGTGGTGGACCAGATCAGGTGGCTCGCCGTACCAGGGACGATCTCGTAGTTGACGTTCAGCATCAGCGGGATCATCAAGGTCCCCTCGGGCATCCTGAGAGCAAGCTGAGGCTGGTCCTCGTCATACGCCGTCTCGGTGAACGCGAGCCTCGTACCCAAGTTGCTGTCTCCTGTTTTGGTCGCTCGGGCAGGGCTAAGTCACGTTGCCGTCAAGAAGCCCTGCCCAGCAGACTTAGGACTTAGACGGTCCAGTCTCGGTTGGCTTTCACGACGATGTAGTCCACATCCATCGTTTCGATTGCGTCGCCCTTGGCCTCAACTCCGCAGATGAACGACAGGTCGGTCGTGGTGGAAACAGCCGTCGAAACCGTCTGCTTCAGGTCTTCGTCGATGTACCACCGCGCCGTCCCGTTCGGGTCGATCTCCAGCTTGAGGATTTGCCACTCGCCGGCCACGGCGTCGTCATCGAGGTCCACGCTCGTCGAGGTCGTCTCGCCAGTCGTGGTGCCGCCGTTGTACACGCCATGCCAGTCCTCGTCGTCCGTGAGTTCCGCCGAGAGGAAGAACCCGCAGATGTCGGAAGCCGTGAGCGTAAGGGCAGCCGTGGCACCAGTCATCACGTCCGTCTCGATTGACAGCGTGTTGGGGTCAATGTCGCAGAAGCCAATGAAGGCTTCCTTCGTGTCCAGGTCAGCGAACCGAACCCGGACCTCAGCGACAAGCGGTGCCATGAGCGCCACATCGAACGCGATGGGCGTGCCCACCAAAGTCGTGTGGTTGTCTTCGTTCGTGGTGGTGATTCGCCCGACCCCGCTCAGGCCATCTGAGCTAAGAGTCGGCACACCAGCGTCGGTTTCGGCATTGCCCTGCCCGCCCACCACGAACGGACCGAGCAATCTCGTCTCGGCTGTATTGGCGATGTTGTCCTCGCCGAAGAAGTCGTAGAAGAGCCTGATGCGTCCAGGTTCACCCTGTGGCATTTCTCACTCCTTGCCCCTAACCGATAAGGCGGGTTTGGGCAAATCTATTTGTTGAGAGCAGCGACCTGCTGCTCAAGTTCGCGAATACGCTTCTCGTAGGGACGCAGTGCGTCCCGTGGGTGAGCGTGGTGTTCTCCCCGAGGCAAGGCGAGCAGATTTTCCAATCTGTTATCGTCCTTGACCCCATTGAGATGGTGAACGACGTAGCCTTTCGGGAGTGGCCCGTTGGCCTCTTCCCAGACGACGATGTGCTCGCCGCGGTAGAAGGCCCCCTTGCCCTTGCCGGGAGTCCCCGCCTTGATGCGGACCTGAACGTACCCACCACTGCGGGAGCGCCCCTTCCGCCAGTTCGGGTTGGACTCACCGACATATCGTTCCCTTCGAGCCTTGTTTTCGCAAGGAAGGCAGAATCGAGCACGTGTCCCCTTCGGTGCCCCACAGCGCGGGCAGGAGTCCTTACGCCGCTTGTCATAGCGGTGCAGGTATTCCTTGCGCCATACCCGCTGACAGGGCTTGCAGAACTGTGCATCACTCCGCTTCGCCTCGAACTGTTCCCCACATCGTTGACAGTGCAGCGTTGCCGACATGCCTCACCCCTTTCAGGATGATTGTAGCGTGTCGGAGTTGTTGCATCACTCAACTCGTAGGGGCAGTCGCGTCGCTCGCGATCTCGTACAACCAGTTCCCTGCACTGCGCTCTGCGTAGGCGTACTCGTCTCGGTGCAGCACTTCCGAAGCGCCGCCGCCGGACTTCTCGTTGCGGACCACCTTGATCCAGGGCTGTCGGGCCTGACAAAGCACGATGGCTCCGCCGGGTCCTGATGCGAAAACGCCGCCCTTGGCGTCGGGGGTCGAGTCGATGCTGATGTTGTTGTCGGTGAACCCTGTCGCCTCCATGATCGGCAGGTTCCAGCCACCCTGGAATACCCGAGCGGTCGAACCCTCGGGAATCGGGTAGGTGCCGACGCCTGCGACCAGTTCGTCGAAAAGGTCCTTCATCTGGTAACCGTGGAGCACGAACGCGATGGGTCCTGCCCACGTCTCAGTCGTGTTGCTGCGGATTCGTGATGCGCCCGCCGCAATGTGCCCGGTCTGGAGCGTTGTACCCGTGCCGCAAAGCGACGTGGTTGCACCGTCCAGAGCCGTGATGCCGTCTTCGTCCTTTTTCCTCTCGATGGCGTTCTGCCCGAGCGAACCCGTCTTGGCAAACACGTTCTTCGAGATGTTCCGTGCCGTCCGGTCAGTGATGATCGTGTGGACGGAAATGACAGCAGGTGTGGCGGTAATCACACTGTCCGACAACTGCTGAGGGTTGTCCTCCTCGGTTGTCTCTGTGATTGCCGAGGCCGTCAACTGGGCAAGAGAAATCTCCCGCCACGTGTTTCCGACTCCCTCCCCAAGCCTCACGTTGTCGGAGACCTGGGGCATCACACCTTCGTCTTCTCGGACGATTCGGGCCTGAGCGACTACGGTCGGCAGAGAGTCCGCAAGACTCTGAGTGATCGTCTCGCCGGTTGGCATTTCGTTTGTCCTCTAGGGGTGTTGACCCCTGCGTCTGAGAATCTCCCTAGCCCTCGCCGTGTTCGATTCCGGGTCGTCCGGGTCTGCGTACCTTCGCAGGAAGGCGTCGTCAGTCTCAACGGACGTAGCCTCAGGTGTCTCCAGCGGGACATGGGGAGTCCTTGCTTGAACGGCACGAGCAGCCGCCTCGGTTGACTCGCTGGCCGAACGTGTCGCTTCTGCTGTGCCGCTGAGTCGCTGGGCCATCTGGTCCAGTCGAGCCATGAGGTCAACTGTCCGATCCTGGTCCAAGAGCAACTCGCCTGTCTGCTGGTTTTGCAGCAGCGGCAGGGTTTCAGCGTCGTAGTAGCCAGAGAGGAAGTCTCTATCGGTATCGTTGAGGGTGTTGTCCGTGACCAACTTCTCCACCCAGCGATCCAGACCGAACTTCCCGATAGTGCGAAGCCGTGTGGCCTCGCGGGTAGTTGATTCGGCCCGTTCCTGCTCTGTGGTGATGTTGGCTCTCTCGGCATCAACTCCCTGCCGAATCTGCTCTTCAGCGTCCTCGGCGGAAATGCCGCGATCTGCGAACCACTGCGTCAGGTCTCGCCTGCGCGCCTCAACTCGCTCGTTTACCGCACTCTCTTGTCGTTCCGCCCTGAGTTGGCGGATGCGTTCCTGATCGGCTCGTTGCCGCCCTTGCCATGTGTCCCGCAGGGGCTTCAGTCGTTCCTCGACCGCAGCCGCAATGCGAGCCTCAAGGTCAGGCTCTTCGTCAGCCGATTCCTCTTCGGTCTCTGCCAGAGGGGGTTCAGCAGCCTCATCCTCTCGGGCTTCGGACTCAGCCTCGTCGGGCGCTGCCTCTGGCGCTTCTACCTCGTCCCGTGGAACCACCATCTCTTCGTCGGGCGGGTCCGGGGGAATCAAGGGTTCGTCGTCAGCAACAGGCTGGACGGGTGCCTCGTCCTCCACTGGAGGGGATGTGGTCTCCTGTACCTGCTCTCGTGTGACCATTGATGCCTCTTTCTTAGGGCTTCTGGGACGTTATTCTATCGCACGCCTGCACCCTCGCTGCGCCTGCGCGGACTGAACCACACAGGGGCGGGCGTAGGAGTGGGCGTGGGTTGCACAGGCTGGGGTTCTGCCGTTGTCGGCTCAACGCCCTGTCCAGCGAGTATCTGTTCCCACTGAGTGTGGTACTGACGCCAGATGTCGTTGAGGCGACTAGCCATCTGCTGACGGTTCAACTGCTCGGGGGTGCGCGACGACTGGATATTGGCAAGCTCCATCATCTCGGCGATACCCGGAGCGTGCTCACGGAGGCTGCGATACTCTTCGATGTACGCCTTCTGTTCGTCCGTCCACACAGCCTGCAACTTCTCGTACTCCTGCGCCCAGATGTCGGCACGATAGTTCCCGGCCTCAGTCGTGGCCTTGTCGTTGATGGCCCAGTAGTCGGAGAGGGCCTGTGCCAGAGGTTCGTCATCCGCTGGGCGTTCCTGCTCAAACTCAGGCATCCCGCGCAGGTTGCTCTTTCGGGCCTGGAACTTCCGATCCCGCACAGAGTCCTGAATCTCTGAGTAGTTGTCGCCAGAGCCATACCGCCAGAACTGCTGGAAGAGGGACACCGAAGAACGCTTGCGACCCTTGGAGTCGAACAGCCACGGATTCTCCTCGGCAGTCGTGCCGAACACCATCAGCAGAGCTTCTGCCTCGCGCAGCACCCGGCTTTCATCAAGTTCGCGCTGCTCAATACGGTTCTTGGCAAAGGGATTGCCAGCGCGCATCAACTCCTCATCCCGAGCGTGCATGTCAGCTACTACCTCTTCGGGCAGCGTATCGAGCAGAATGCGTTGGCGATTGTAGTCAAGATCGTCGTACTTCATAACAGCGCCGTTCGTAGCCTGCTGAGTCGCTACATCTAGCCTGTCAATGCGGGACAGGGGGGCTGACTTGGCACCAACCATCTCGCCGAGAATCGTAGCCGTACCACCGGGCACATTCCCCTCACGTATCTCTTCAATAGCAGAAGGAATCTCCTGCATGGCGAACGGCGAGACTTCCTCCATGACGTAGCGCCCGAAGTCCTCTGGCGTGTCCCGCACCGGACGCCCGAGGAAGTCGGTACCTGAGAGTGTGTCCCACGTAACACCCACAAGCCCTGATGACATACCTCGGAAAGCCCGTTCTGGCCTACCCATCGCCGTCTCTATAAACGCCCCGAGGAGGCTGTCCCACGTCCCGAATAGAGACCAGTCCCGGCCACCAAACCTGATACGGAGGAAGTTAGAGTTCCTGCGTCCGTTCACGACAGGGCGGAAGTCCGTCTCGTTGCCCAGCGCCTCGTTCATAGCAACTGTCAGCAGAACACCACCACCAATGAGCTTGAGCAGGCTACGGCGAGCGGCACGCTGCTCGATTGTGGCTCCAAGTCGCGCCGACATCATCGCCCGCCCGACTGTCTCAAGGCGGCTCTGGAAGAACCGGGGAGCGAACATGAGAATCTCACCCCACGCTCCACCAGCCCGCCCTCTGGCCCAGCCAGTCATGTTGTTGGTGACAGTGGCGATTCTTTCAACATCCCCCGAGGCCACGAGTTCCGCAAGCGGCCTATCTCGACGGAGTTCACCCTGAAGCATGTCGTCGGCCCACTCCAGTCGGAGGGCATCACCGAAGTACCCGAAGGCCCTGTTGGCCTGACGTACCAGAGGCAAGCGACCAAGTCCTGCAAGCGGCCCACGACCCAACATGAACTCCGTTTCAGCCCCACCAACCCGCAGGCCGTGGCGTGCCCATTCCTGGCTGGTCAACCGCCTATCCGCACCCTGAAGTACCTCTCGGTTAAAGTTGACAAGGAACTTCCCGAGTGCGCGATCTCCACCATTCCCCCACGCCTGAACATTCACTCTCAAGGCGTTGCCGTAGGCCCTCGGATCATCAGCCAGCCCAAGCAACCCCTGAATACCCAGTGCCGAGTTGTCGAGGGTGGCTCTCATGCCCCGGTAGAGGTTGTTGAACGCCTCGGCGGTTCGAGTCACAGGACCGTATCGACCCCTCTGATACGGAGTCATATCCTGAAGGACCTTGTTCGCAGCGTTCGCCACCTCGTCCGGGAAACCCCACGATTGCATTCTGGGCAGGTCTATCGCCCCTTCGCCACGAGCAAGGCTCCTCGCGCGTCGCTGGGCCGTTTTCCACGCGGGCATCAGAGCTTTGAGGCGGATGTTCACCTCTCTCGTCAACCGCCGCACATCCTGAGCACTAGCTTTGGCCCACCTCCCACGTTGTATCCGCTGGGGCAGACGTTCGGTTTGCTCAAGCAGCCTGCGCCCACCAGCCGTCCGCGCAAAGGCGGGATGGCCCTTCGGAGTCCACTGCTCTATCGGCTGGCCAAGGGCAACAGCGAGTTCGTCAATGTCATCAAAGAGCGGGTCGTGGACGAACCGCTGTACCGCTCGATACTGGCGATCCGAGAGGCGCGCCCCGGATGCCTGCAACCGTGCGAGGGTCTGACGCAAACCCATGACCTTCTCGCGAATCTGCGGGTCTCTTTGCATGAGCCGCGTCTTCGGAGTTGTGCCGACGAGAGCGCCTGACTCGTTCCTGAGAGCCTTGAAGTAGTTGGCGACGTGGGCGTCGATTGAGTTGCGGCTTGCACCGCTGGCGTATCCAGCAATCGCCTGCTCAATCGGACCGTACTCGAAGCCCTGCTCGATACCCTCGGCCATAGAGTCAAAGGTGGCGGGTTTCATGAATCCAGCGCCACCGCCACGACGTTGCCTTGACGGAACACGCGGCAGGTCGTAGGACAGACCAGACGGATCAGCACCGCCACGGGGCAGATAGAAGCCGCCTTCCACAATGTCAGGGCGTGTCGGCACCTCAACTCCAACGCCTTCCATCATCGTGCGGAACTGCCCCACATCGGTCTGAAGGTCCGTCATCACCTGCCGCTGTGCAGGGGTGAGATTGTCCAGATACCGAGGCAGGCGTGCAGCCACGTCTTGCACGGTCGGTGCGCCAGGAATACCGGGGTCAACACCTGCAAGAGACGGGATACGGTCAACTTCGTCAAGATCAAACGCCTCGCGGACCATCGCCCCTGTGCGTGCGCTGAGATCACTGGATACCGAGTCAGCCACCTGCCGAACGCGGTTCATTTCGTTCATCGCGGCGGTGGCACGCGGTTCGTCTAAAATCGCCTCGAACGGCTGACCGATAGTTTTCCGAACGAGGTTGGCCATCCGCTCGGTACGGGTCAGTTGCGGAACGATCCTCCGCAGTCCAATGACGTTGGATGTGGCCTCGGCAACGCTAGGCGATGGCAGTGTCTCGACGGGGGTAGCTAGCCTACCCCCCTCCCCTGTCGGGGGCCTGATACCACCTGCCTGCGCCCTCGCCGCGGCTGCGGGTTCGGGCACCACCTCGCCTGCGAGCCTACGACCGCCGCGGACAGCAGACTCAGCGAGTTCTTCCGCGACTTCACGGCCTGCGCGAGCAACAATCGGAGCGCCGCGCCGCGCCAGTTGACCTACCCCACGCGCAGCAGGGCCAGCAGCAGCAAGGTTGTACGGGTCAACCGCAGCCTCAAGGAGTTCCGCTGTGCCCACTCGCCGCAACGGGAATAGCTCCCGCCCTGTAGCCGCTTCCAGCGCCACCGCCCCTGGGTCCATCAAGGCACGCAGCGGAGTAGTAGCAATCTGAGTCCAGTCGCCGCGGGTCCGCTCAAAGGCACGCCTGACATCACCGCCAATCATCGGTGCGCCGGGGGATTCCGCTTCCTCAGCCAGCGCCTGTCGGAAGGACTCGGGGCCGAGACCCGTCGCAGCGGCAAGTTGGGACGCAGCAGTGGCAGCGGGAGCGGCGAAGGGTTCCGTCAGGATACGAGTGAAGGACTCTCGCGCGCGTACGCGTTCCTCTGGATCATACGCGCCCACGAAGCGACGGAGGTAGAAGTTGCGTTCTTCGGGTGTGGACTCAGGCGGAAGGGGCGGTACTTCTTGGCCAAGAGACTGAATCCGCCCGACCAGTTGCTCGTTCTCATACTCGATGACCGAATCGCGCAGGAACGCATTGAACTTGTTGCGAGCGTCGGGGTCAGCGGGGTTCAGCCGCGCCTGACCGCCAGTGAGTTGCTGGGCGAGTTCGTCAGCCTCGCGGCGCTTCCGCTCTTCCTGATAGGGCAGAAGGAGGGGGCCTCGGTACTGCGGTCGCGGCACAGTTCCCCCTTAGTAGGCGCGTCGAATCGGGCCTGACAGTCCTCTGCCCGTACCGTATCGGCGGTAGAGACGCTGGGTGCCGCGACGCTGCCTCTCCATACCAGAGAGGCGATAGGGCGAAGACGGCATCGGCGTCATGCCCTCACGGCTAGCCCACGGAGCACCGACATTGGACCTCCACCAGTCCGTGAACATGAGATCAATCGGCTCGTTTGCCAGCGTGCGACGGCCTATTTCCCCCTGATACCCGCTGATGGCCAGAGGAGCGTACTGCTGCGCGAACTGCTGCATCCCGAGGCTGGCACCAACGGGCAGACCAGCCCGAACGATAGCCTCCGGGGCCTCTTCTTCGAGGTATCGAACGAGCGGATTGTCAAGGAATGGACTGGGCATGACTGCCTCCTAGCTATAGAAAGCGCCGAGTCCGAGTTGCTTCTTGATGAAGTCCACGTAGTTACTGGTGATGTCACCCGTCTCTCGCCCTGCGAGGTATCTGCTGGCGAGGTCGGTCTGAGACGGCATCCTGTACCAGCCGAGGGCCAGAGGTGATGCCGAAGACCGCAGGAGCGACTGCCCGAGTCCCGTCACCGGGGCTGCGGCAGAAGCATACTGTGGGTCAATCGCCGCCTGCTGGAAGTCCAACCTTTCTGCTCCCGGTTGAGCGAGAGCCTCCATGTTCTCCCACGCCTGCATGAGATCAGCGGACGTGGCACCGGGAATCTGACGCTCCTCCGTTGCGACACCACCCGGGCCAGCGCGAGCCGTCAGGAACCGGCTCAGCGCCGCCTCACGAGCCTCCGGGGTCTCAAACCGCTCAGGGTCACGGGCGGCGGTGATTTCCGAGGCTGTGAACAGGTCCATGAGGGGTTCGTACTGCTGAGCAGCCACCCTGAACCTGCGGTCGGGGGATTCGATGTCAAACCCGAGGTCCGCAAGGTGCCGGTAGTACGCAGCCCGTGCCGAGTCCTGCTCCAGAACGCTGTCTGTATCACCGGGCAGTATCGGACCATCGTCGTCCGTACCCTCGTCGCCATCACCACCAATAACCCTCCAATCGTCAATATTCTGGGGAAGGTCCGTTCCCCATGCAGTAGGAATGCCGCTAACACCGCCAGCGCCAGGGGTGGCCTCTTCAAACCTTGCAGCAGCATCTTCCGCCGAGATGCCCCACACGAAGTAGACCGTGCCATTGTTGCCAAGCACCCGCCAGTATTGTCCCGCACCTACCGATTGCGTAACTGCCATATCTCACCTGCCCTTAGAGCGGCGCTCCGAATCGACTTGCCGTTATCAGTCCAGCATCCTCAAGTCCGGGACGCTGCGCTCCGGGCCTCGGCATAGGTGAGTTCACCCCTGCTTCCGGGGACGGGTTCTGTCCCACCGTTCCGGGCCTCTCGTTTTCCACTGAAGACAGGCGAGGGTCAACGCCCTGCCCGTTGCTGCTGATGTTGCGAGCAGCACCCTCGGTGCCACCCTGTGTCATCCCGCCGATAATCTGCATGAGTTCCATCATGCTACCCGCACCACCAGCCTGCATGAGTTGATACCACAGGACGAGTTGGGTCAGGCGATCCTTGCCGAACTCCTCGGCGATCTTCGTGTCAAGATACTGGACCGCGTTCCACTCCCCACGCTCCATAGACGACTGCCGCCAGTCCAGCAGCGTGATGACGGGCATCATTTCTTTGACCCGCTCCACATCCTGCTTCTGGTTCATCAGCGACGTGTCCTCGATGCCCAGCAGGTGCGACTGGCCCCAGTCGAGAGGCACGAGGCTCTTCTTCGTCACCGGGTCCACCCGAGTCGCCATCTGCGCGATGGCCCACTTCTCGTACACATCCTCGGGGAGAGTCTGATTCAGTTTGAACGTGAGTCTGCCGTGGCCCTGCACGTCCTGTGCGTTGATGGGCCTATCGAACGGCGCACCACTGAGGGACTTGCCATAGACCTGCAACGGCCCGTATCCCCCGGCAGCGAACTGCTTGAGCATCTGGGTCAGGCATCCCTCGATGCAGAGTTCCACCGGTCCGAGGAAGGGGTGAGAGCGTTCGCCGATGTTCGAGCCGACGAGTCGCAGGGCCGCACCCGAGAGGCCGCCCGGAGGCATCTGGCCGAGAGCATGAGCCGTCAGGCCCGCTGCGTACCATTCCGCCTGCCCGTTCCCGAGTAGAACCTGCGGTGCCGCACCAATGTCTGCTGGCTGGAAGAACTCAAGGTCCTGTTCGGCGTCGGTGTCCAGATTGACCTCAACACCCGGCTGGGAGGGATGGTCCGCAACATCGGGGCCACCACCAGCGCCCATCTTCTTGTAGGCGCGGTGGACCTGCTGGGCGATGGCCTGCTGGGCGTAGGACATCGTGAGGTTGATGGAATCAGTGATGCCGTCCGTCAGGGCGAAGACATCCTCACCGAAGTCCACCATCGTGTCCTGGTCCACGACGGGGTTCTGGGTACCGAGTTCCGGCATGTACCCGACAGGGACGATGGTGATGGGCCAGTCCTCAGCCTGAGTGTCCATCATCAGCCGCGCCCAGCGGTGCATGATGAGCGTGCCGTTGTAGTAGCGGGGAACGACGGCTACAGGGTTGCCGTCAGGGCCGGGAATCGGAATGTCGATGCGCTCGTAGTAGTCGTAGCAAACCTCGGTCGTTCGCTCATCGTCAGGAACATAGGGGTCTTCGCCGTATTCAGTGAACTGGAAGTTCGGGTACTGCTCTCGAATCTCGGCACGGGTGCGCTCAAAGCGATGCGCTATCCACCTAACCCCCTTGGAGCGCCGACTGTAGACGACATTGCGAGGATCAAGGACAAACCAGTCGGGGTAGGTCTCGCCGGTCAGAGGATCCTTGTTGAGCAGACCGCGGCAGGCGACGAAGGCACCCCGAACCGTGGCGAACCACGCTAGTTGCTTCTGAAGGGTCGGGCGGATTTCGTCTCGCAGCAGATCGTTGCCGATGTTCAGGCATCCGATGGCGAACCGCTCGGCGTTCTCGTTAGCCGTGGCCCGGTTCCGCCATGCTGCGTCGTTCTCGATACGAACCTGTGGCTCGCCTGCTGCGATGGAGTAGACGACCTTCCGAGCCAATACACCGTCCAGCCGGGAGGTGTAGGCGTTTTCGAGGTCGATGGCTTCCTTGACAGGCGGGATGTACGGCTTCATCCGCCACTTGTCCATCGACCGCTCCATGCGCTGGACCATCGGGTCCCACGCCTGAAAGCGCGTGTCGATGCGGTCGTATATCTTGTCGGCGAGGTTGCGGAGGTCGTCGTCCGAGGGAGGAGACGGACGAGAAGGCTCAGGGGTGAAGGCTTGAGCGGAGGCGAGTCGTTGTTCGGTGGGATTCACCATCGCGGGTACATTCTACTTTACGCGCGCACGGGAGTTCTCAGAGTCCGACGCCTGCGGGTCGCAGACTGGCGCTGCATGTTGCGGGGATAGACGTGCTTTTCACGGTCCCAGCCAAGGTAGTACGCCGCCTTGATGCAGTCGCAGAAACGGTCGCGCGGGTCCTTGCCCATAATCATATCGTCGGAGTCCAGTTCCCAGCGGTAAACCTGATCCGACAGATCGGGACGAAGCGGGTTCGCACATCCACCCAACTCAGACTGTAAACCTTTGCACCGCTCCGCGTCCATTACCAGGCCAGGCTGGCCGGTAGTCCCATGCACCCTGAGCATGGCGTTGAAACGTTGGCGAGCGTCCCTGAGCAGGATGGTCTTCTTCGAGTAGCGCAGCCGAAGTCCAGCGAGGTTCCGCCACGTCGCATGAGAGGTCGCAGCCTCCTTGAAGTTGGTGCGGTTCTTGCCCGCCCGGTCGATGACGCCGTAGATGTCAGCCTTGCCCCACCACGGCTTGTTCATCGCCGTCTCAATGATGACATCCTCATCCACATTCCCCACGTAGATCGAGTCGAAGACGCGGTACTGCTTGTGGATGCCCTGAACGTCCACGATGTGGCAGAACAGGACTGCGTAGGCCGAGCCGCGGTTCTCAAGGCCGGAGATGCCGGGGTCGATGGCCAGCCACACATCCTCGCCGGGGATGTAGGGAACGTTCTGGACGTGGACGGTATTGCGGAATGTGGGATGGACAAGACCCCGAATCGGTGCCGGACGCCCCATGAACATCCGGTTGAAGTCGTCCTCGGACATCGAGTTCCGAAGGCGCTGAAGCTCGGGGTCGTTCGCTCCCTCGGGGAAGTCGAACTGGTTGGTCTCGGACTCAATCACCCACGAGCGGGAATCTTCCTCGTTCCACGCCCTCTCGTGACCCCAGTCCACCATCAGGTCGTTGTACCAGCCGAAGTCGTCCTCCAGCGATCCCGACAGCAGGATGGGCGCTCGGCGCTGTGCGATACGGCCCTGAAGCCGCAGGTACGCCGAGTAGCTGATCTGCGCCGCCTCACAGACGGCCACCGCGCCGACAGCCTCGGCCTCCAGCGAGCCTTCGTCCTGTGCCGACTTGGTGCGGACCACAAAGTCCAGTTTCGGCTTCTCGGAGACTCGGATGGTGATTTCGTTCGGCCCGATGTTGCGGCGGGTCACATGCACGAAGTCGGTGCCGAACCGTTCCTCAAGGTCGTCGGCGAGGTAGTTGTACTCCTGCTCCGTGGCCTCGTAGGACTTTCCCACAAGCCAGAACGGGATGATGCCGCCCTGCACGCGCTGCCTGCCCGCATCTTCCCATTCCATGAGAGTGCGGACGACCTGAAGGAACATCCAGCGGGCGGTGGTGAGGCTTTTCCCAGCACGCCTGCCACCGCAGAGCAAGACGAATCGCGTGAGGTTTTCGAGGATACGGGCCTGGGCCTTGGTCCATATCCAGCCCATGACCTCGGAGATGCCGACGATGAATCCGAAGTCCATCAGTCTTCCTGACGTTCCTCCAGCGTCTCGATCTCGCGATCAAGCACCGCGATCTGCTCGTCGATGCGGGCGCGCTCTCGTTCCCAGTGGGCACGACGGTTCTTCAGGCGTTCGAGGGGCGTCTGTGTCTCTTCCCACGGGCGCGGGTTGGAGATGAAGACTCGGATGTTTCCGTCGCTCACGGCGATCTCCTACTACCAGACGAACTCTACGCCAACCTTGAGGGCGCACCGAACGCTCAGGCGCAGTTCAAGGCCAATCTTCAGCGAATGATCTTTCGGGTTGAGGTCGAAGAGGTGAATGAGCAGTTTGCAGTCACCTCGGATGGTCAGAGGGAGGGTAAGCGGAATCTTCATGTTCGACTCCTTGCGCGGGGTCGCCGCGGCTAGTCGGACATTCTACTCCACATCAGTCTTCATCCTTCACCCTCGCCAAGAACGTGTCTCTCGGTCAGTGCAAATGACTCCGGGTTGTTCGTCCAGCGGGGTGCTCTGCAAGAAGGCCATGATGCCCTCGATGGTCTGTTCTACATCAGGTTCGCTGAAGCACTCGTCACAGACCCACGCACATAACGTCACGGCCTGCCGCATCGGGAACGACTCGCCGCCATGAAACGCCACGGAATGAGCCTGCACTAACGAGAACTTCGGCGCGACCATCATCTACTCCACGGGCGGTGCGGGGGTCGGGACGGCCCGCCGATTCCCCCACTCACTGTGTCGCCATCTGCGTAGGAACTGCCGTTTGCGAATCGGAAGCAGCACCACGCTCAGGTCCAAGCCGCCAACACCGCTAGATGCTGACTGAGGGCGGGCAGGTCGGCCTTAGTGGGTCACGTCCCTGCCGCTTACCACCCGCCCCCGTTACAGACCGCAGGCCGCATCTCTTGGGCCTCCACAATCAGCGCCCAGAATCCCCGAAGGTATCTGCACGACATGCGGCACCCCATGCCCACGACGTGCTGGTACCACGCCGCTGCGGTCTGTGCGACACTTCGGGTAGATGCGGAGCAACTTGAGGTCCAGCCACCACATGACAACTCGGAACCAGAACTTCATCCCTTCACCTCACCACTCAAGACACAGCCATATCCCAAAGGCGACGAAGGCAGCAATCCAGCAGAGAAGGCTAACGTACCCAAACACCGAGGCCATGCGTTCGTCACCCGACAGCCTTCCCCACTCCTTCATCTTCTCACCACTCGTTCACCGCTCGGTGGTCTTGAACTTGACTTCGAGGAAGGCTTGATCTGGGTCTGCGAGTAGGAACATCTCTCGGCCCTCAGGGTCAACTGGATAGGGCCGTGTCACGAAGTCAGGGTCACAGACGCACGGCTCGCATGGGCACCAATCGTCGTGCAGAACGAAGCAACTCCAAACCTCGCCAGCAGGGACCTGCTCCACCAACTCGCTGAGATGGTCCCGATATGGCATCACATCCTCCCAATCTCCGCTATCGTCGGACCGCCGACTCCCCAGCGAATGTGCTTGGCCAACTCCTTGCCTTTCGGGTCAGCAAGGAGCTTCTGGACGGTCGCCGCCCTTTCCCGATCTGAAAGGTTCTGGTTAGGCTTCAGGAAGTCGGCAGACATCGGAACCACCTGCGGCCATCGCTCAGGCTTCACCTCACCCACAGGCGGCAAATCCTTCCGCTCAGGATCGATCCGACAAGTCCGGCACACTGTGTTCCCTGAGCCGACCCCCGTATTGCAATCGCGGCACCACCCAATACCCTTCCAATCAGCCCGAGGAGGAACATACCGCGTCACCCGCTCAACACCCTCCGCATCCGTCCATTCGATGACCCGAATCGGACGCCCAATCACGTCGGTTTCGGGCGAACATCCGGGCGCACGTTTTTCCGGGCGAACACGCGTTTTTGGCTGTTCGCCCGCGTTCGCCCTGTTCGCCCGTCGCTCCTCTCGCAAACGCTTCATCCGCGCCCGCGCAGCAGCCTTCCGCTTCTCAGGGTCTCTAATCGGCATCAGTCCTTCTCCAGCGTGATTTCCAACTTGACGTGTTCGCAGAGCAGACGCTTGGCGGGCGAGTAGGTCGTAGACCAGCCGACCTCCCCTTCAACCTCGTATTTGAACTCAGACACGCGACGGTCCTGAAGCAGCTTTTCAATGAGTGCCTGTAAGTCGCCCTCGACGTTCGTCGGCATCAGCACTGCTCCTCAAGGTCACGAGCCTTCTTCTCCCACGGCTTGCTCAGAGGCTCAATCTCCCACAGGTGCTTGCAACGGCGGCATCTGGCAAGGAAGGCCATCTTGGGATGGTGCGAAGACCACGGCAACGACTCACCGTACTGCCAGTTTGCCCCCATCTCAGCCTCATCCTCCCCACACACCGGACAGCGAGGGTTCAGGCGCTCTGGATGACGCCAATCGCCATCCTTCGGCCAAGCACGACAGCAGTCGTCGCAGACGTAAAGATGCTTCAGATGGCTCGCAGGACGACCAACGTCACCACACTGAGCGCAGAACGGCCACTGAACTTCTACAACTCGATCCGAACTCACCGTCTCACCCATCGCGCTCCCTCCTTCGACGCTGCCTAGCCCTCGCCCCGCATCTACTCCCCTTCTCACCAGGACAGAACCGCTGCCTCCCGTCCGTCTTCACGAACAACGACCCACACTCCGCACACTCCCCCAACCGCCTCCCCTCACGAGCAGCCTGAACAGCAAGGGCTACGATTTCGTCACGATCCATCGCAAAAAAGCCCCACAACGGCAACCACCAACCCCACCCCCCCAATCAGGCAGAGCGTCAAGGCAATCGCAACAATGTAGTCGTCCATGTCACACCCCCACCTCCCACTATACCGTGACGCGTCACCACCACGCGACAGATCAAAGTTACAGGGTGGTACCGCGACCACACGCACGCACGCGCGCATAGGGACTACCCCCTGCCCTCGTGCCCCTCGCGCGCATTATGCGCGGGCGCGCTCGTGCCCTTAGTCGTCCGCGTCGGGCGCGGGTAGGACGCGAGCCTCAGCGTCCAGGACGCGCAGTTGCGGCGCATCGTGACGCGCTTCTACGAGTCCGCGCACCTCGCGGAGATGCGATGTCAGGGCTTGCATCGCAGTCACGGCCACAGACTCGGGCCGGTGCTCCCGGTACTCGGGCCGGAGAGTCCCCAGAACCAGTGCGCGGCCTTTGTAGTGCTCCTCGGGTCGCGCCAGCCCCTTCGCAAGCTCCGAGGCGAGATGCGCTTCCGACTCTTCGACCGTGCGCACCAACTCAACGTAGCGCGGGAGCGGATCTGGATATACGGGATGCTCTCCGCGGCCTACTTGCAGCCAGTGGCGCGCGGTGTCGGGGCGGACGCGTGCGATGGCGCAGATGGCGTCTAGAGCTGGTGCTCCTTGGCGTACCTGTTCTGCTACTTCATGGATGACTTGTTGTGTGAGTCGTGTGCGTCTGCCGGTGGGTTTGCCGTTGGTGGTGGTAGCTGGTGCGGAGCGTGTGGCCACGTGTGGAGTGGCCATTAGAGCAGTCCTTCGCGGCGGGCTTTGGCGATGAGTTTGGCCACTGCCTGGTGTGTGATGGGTTTGCCGGTTTCGGCAGTGAGTAGTGCGGCGATGTCTCGGAGTGATGATCCGCCTTTGTGGAGCATGGCGATCCGTTGCCAGCGCGGCTTTGCAGCTTTGGCGCGCTCTCGACTGTATTCGGTCATCGTTCTCATGCCGCCAGACTATCACAGTCGGGTTGGCACCGTCACTAGATAGGGTGGACACTTTCCGTCGAAGATTGGTGGAAAGTCTACGCTTTCGTGTGCCAAATGGGGTTGACACCGGATGCTGAGGGCGCGACCATCCCAGTGTCACGAGTCATAGAGGAGAAGCGAGATGGTGTTCTTGGTGAGAGTGATGCTGATGTTGGGTGCGCGGCCGTTGCTGGAGCGGATGTTCCCGCGGCCACAGGCGCAGGTGCACGAGGTGGAGTTCGCTTTCGAGCGGCCCGAAGTGCACGAGTTCCCAGCCTGATCCACCAGTCACGAGTAGAGGAGGTTTCCGAGATGGGTTTCCCAAGTTGTGATCTAGTGCGAACGATGGTGGCAGGGCGGACCTATCGCCTCACGTCGGACCTTGGTAGGCCAACGGATCGCAAGTGGCTAAAGGGTGTCTTCCGAGAAGTGGACGCTATCGGCTACGTGCGGATGACCACGGGCGGGCGCACACGTTCAACACTCCACTGGTCCGAAGTGACCGGCGTACTCACACCAGCAGAAGCCCGCGAATACCAACTCGCCTAACCCCAAGAGCGCACGAACCCGAGAGCGTAGCAGCAACCAGGCCATAGAGGAGGGCTGAGGAGATGACGACTCAAGAGAAGACTTGCGAACAGTTGATATCTGGTAGGTGGAAGGGCCGCAGGCGCACCATTGATTCGTTGCTGCGGCGCGCACACCACGGCTGGGGTAGCACCCAGTGCGACGCCATCGCCAAGCTGGCCGACATGAGCCTTGGCGAAGACGTGGAGACTGTCTACACCGTCACGTTGTCTTGGGGCGGTCCCGGCGACTTCTTGGAGGCACGCGCCAAGGACGGCGAGATTCAGACCATCACGTACCACTATCAGGACTGGTACGACGGCGCAACCGTGAACCTGACAGGTGACGACTTCGACCGCGCCGAAGAGTTCGTGCGACAAGTCTGCCACCTTGAGTAGCAGGAGGTGATGCTATCTCGCGGGCATCCGCCCGCGCGAGCCTGGGAGCATACGTTCACAGGTTGGCGCGGTCGGGTGAAGCGAATGGGGAAACGTCCGACGAACTGGCAGGCCATTCTAGATACGCAGGCCAACGAGTCGAACGGATAACCACATCGGACACACGATCTAGGCCACACGATCCGCTCTAAGGTGGTCGAAGCAAAAGGCGGAACCTGAGAAGGAATGTCGGCAGTCAGAGACTAAGCCGCTAGCGGCACCGACAGGAACGCTCAGGACAAAGGCCAAAGGCTCGCCGGAGCCTACTGGGGATGTTTGCCAAAGCCAAGAAGGGCAAGGGTCAATACCCGACAATCCAGTGAGCTAGCCGCCCCGCACGCTAGGCTCGTGCATCCGAAGTCCCGGACTAGAAGGGGCGAGAAAACAGGGCACTCGGAGGGACAATGCTCCGCAAAACTCTCAATAGGCCGCGTCGGTTCCGATACCGGAACGGTTCACCCAAGCAACGCAAGTTTGAGGGTGGGCACGAGATGGTAAGGGGCAAGATCGAACGCATAGAACCAAGCAGATGGCAGCGGGATCGCGCTGTGCGCTTCTCGCAGCCGATGCCTGCACGGTTCCGAAGGTCTGAGATCGGGGCAGAGGCTCAATACCACATGCCGGACGGGCGCGGACGTGCAGTCCGCATATTCGCAGATGTGTGTGTGCGTGGCCAAACGTCTAAGGCCGCTCGGTTCTGGAAAGCCGCAGTCTCCGGGATGAAGGCAGAAGCGATGGTGAGCGAGCCTGCGCGGACGTGGCGCAAGTCGCCGAAGCGCAAGGCTCGCCGCCACGCCAGGGGTAGAGGTGGAAAACCACGCTACTCGCGGCGTGGCGTCCGTCTATGACGCCGCGTGGCCGGGTGGCCAGAGAGGAGGAGGACAGTATGAGAGCACCGCCGAAGTGGGCGCAGGACTTGGTGTTACGGGTCTGTCTGGACGAAGGGCGAGAGGACGTGCCAGACCTGACATGGCACCGAAGGGGCAAGCGGCAAGTGCGCTACAGCCATGCACGGGCAATGGGGCAGATCTTCACGAAGATCCTGCCGCCACGTCGGGGATCATCGGGCTACGCTGCCCCGACCGCGAACCGTGTCCACGTCACGGCAGGCACCGACCGCACCGATCAGAAGTTGGTCCTATTGCACGAACTGGCCCATTGGCTCTGCGACGTTGGCGAACACCACGGCGCACGGTTCTGGGACAAGGCGTGGCAACTGTACCGCCGATACCGTGTCCCGATCCGCTACGCCAGGAAACGAGAGGGCAACTACCGGAAGGGCGCGGCACTCGCCTACGCCCGCAGTCGGCCAGAGAAGCACAAGTGCTGAGAGGAGTAGCACGATGACGACAAAGAGCAGCAAGGAATTGATAGCGACGGCGCAGAGCGAAGGTGTGAAGGATTTGCCGCTGAAGGTGCGAGCGCCGTTCGCACGGGCGATCCTGGCAGAGCAGCGCGGCGATCACGACGAGGCCGAGCGACAGCTACAACTCGCAGTCGAGGCCGAAGCGCGCGATTGAAGCGTTCCCGTTGGGCGGCGCGCATAGTGTCGCCCTCGGGGAGCGTGGCAACCGCCGCGGCCAGAGAAGCACTAGAGGAGGTGTAGAACGATGAGGTACATAGACAGGCTGAGGTTGTCGGCGCTGCGTTCCTGTCGCTGGCGTGGGCACGACATGCGGCGATTCAGGCACAGACGCTCGCACATGTGGAGCGAGCCTTACGGCTACCTCGCGGACTCCGAATGCAAACGGTGCGGCATGACAGTCCACCTAGACACTCACCCCGCACCGAACGGTATCGACATCGGCGGCGAAGCTGTAGCACTCGACTGCGGCAGCACGCCAATCTAGACCACCACGCGCACTAGAGGAGGGAACCGAGATGGCAGAAACACGATTCGTGGTCCAGTACGCCTACGAAGGCACAGGGTGGTATGAGCCGTCCCACCTGTGGGAGTTTGAGACGCTCGATCAGGCAATGGAGCACTACGACCACCAGCGCGAGGGATCAGACGCCCGATGGCGCATCCTTCAAGTCACGAAGACAGTCGTAGTCGAGGAGCAACCGCGATGAGCCAGACAGCAAGCGACAGGGCTGCAAAGGTAGTCGTTGACAGAGAGGCTTTGGCCGAGTTGGTGCGCCTTGTAGAGCAAGAGGGATGGGGCGACAGCCACGAGACGCGAGAAGCCCACCAAGCCCTACAGGACAACGCCTACGACCAGCTCAAGGCCATCGACGCGAACGTGGGGGAGTTGGTGAGGTGGGCGCACCGCTTCGAGTTGGAGGGTATGCCAGTCAGCCACTTGAACGAGCCGTTGGCGGCGATCATCAAGGCCGTCCAGGAGGTGAGAGGCCGTGAGTGAGTGCAAGCATGGCAAGGTGATGGTGGTCTTGTACGGCGACGCTGACCTTGGCGCAACCCACAACAGCGTGCGAATCGTCAGTGAACGACGGCACCTTGAGTTGGACTGCTGCGATGGCTGCGGCGAACCCCTCATCATCACCGACGACACCGAGCACACCGCGGTGGACGCGTTGGTGGAGGCGGCAGCACTACTTAGCCATCGGCTCAGGTCCATGTTCGACAAGGGCGATACACAGAGTCGAATAGTTCTGGACTTCGTGGAGCAGTTCGAGCAGGCCATCGCAGACGTGAGGGAAGCGAGAGGGGAGGCGGAGTGATGGAGAGGTTGGATGTGGCTGTACGAGGGGCGCACCGTGCTCTTTGGGCGGAAGCAGACGCCCTATGGAACAGGGCGGAAACCGCTCAGGAAGCAGCGGACAAGTCCCCCCTGCCACTCACCGCTCTCGCTATGGTGCGGGACCTGAAAGAACGGGCCGTCCACCTTCAAGAAGTAGCAAACGAACTCATATTCAGTTGGGACGACTATCTAGCACCTCCGTCCAAAGAGCCAGCCGAAGCACTGAAGGAGGACAACCAATGAATCGTGAGCACGTCGAACAGCTAGCCCGACAGGTCAAGAAGGTGGCGCACGCGCTCCACTACAACTCCGAGGGCGACTACGGCAGGATGACGGCATTCCACGACCTGTGCGCTGCCCTCAGAGACCACATAGCGCCGATGTTGAGGGAGGCAACTCAAGCCGAGGCATGCGAGCAACTAGCGAATGTCCCTTCTTATCGCGCCGCTGAGGAGGCGCTACCGTGGCACACACACCAGATCATCAAAACGGCGCGACGCGAAGCCGCCCGCTGGCCAGGGAGGGAGTGAGATGGAGGTATGGCACGGAACGTCGGACTTCCGAGAGTTCTGTTTGCGGAAGTATGGCGCGGCCTGGACGCCCCTGTACCTCACATCGGATCGGGAGCGCGCCGTTCTGTATGCCCGCGCCCGCACCGCCTCAGACATGCGCCTATGGGACCGCGAGGACTTGGTGCCTGTGATCCTTCGGCTCAACGTGCCAGACAGATGGCTCGAACGGGATGAATACAGCCCGAACGAACCCGACCAATGGAAGCTGCGCCAACGAATCAACTACTGGGTCAAGCGAGCCGAGACGGAAGAAGACGAACCGTGGCCTCCCAAGCGAACCGAACTGCTGCGGCTATGTTGCTTCTGCATCGGCATGGACAACTACGAAGACGACCGCAAGGAGACACGAGTCGGCAAGGAACTGACACTCCTAGTCTGAGGAGGACTGATCTCACAGGCTGGCCAGGGTGCAGCGTGACACACGCGGACCTCCTCCCGCGTGGCACTCTGAGCCAGCCATCCCAAAGGAGGGGAGTGATGGACCACTTCGTTGAGGCGTGTCGGTATCTAGTCCACGAGATCAAAGAACGGTGTCCGAAGTGCAAGGATCGTTTACGCCATGAGGACTGCCCATCGTGGCGGCTGCGACGCGTCTACGAACACATGCAGCGGTACTTCGCTCAAGTCAACAACCCGTAGCCATCCCACAAGGAGGAGAAGGAATGAGTGATGTAGAAGTGATCTTGGGGGCAGACGTGGAGTTGCTCCTTGCCGACTGGGTGCAGGCAGGCAGGGACACAGAGGCGCTCAAGGTCAGACAGAATGACCTGCACCGCCAGATCGCAGAGGCTATGGACGGCAACCGCCAGGAGTTCGCAGAGATCGACGCGGCTCAGGCCGTCTACAGGGCAGAGACGGAGTGGAACCGAGAGGAGCTACAGGCCCTCAAGGAGTTCGTCAGCCCTGCCGAATGGGACGCCTTGCTCACCAACCCGAAGCCGCCAGAGCGGAAGCCCAACCTGACCAAGATCAAGCAACTGGCCAAGCAAGGCGAGCCGTTCAAGAGCATCGTGGAGCGGGCGCAGTACGTCGGCAGGCCACGGCTCAAGATCACGAAGCGGAGCGGGAAGACGGTGGTGCTGAGATGACGGACCATCACGTTCACTGTCCGTGCCACCAACTGAGCCTACGCGTCCTCTGTGCTAACTGTGGCTACGCCCTACTACCAGCGGCTTCCTATTGCCCTGATTGCACAGCAGGCGACTACCGACACAGCGACTTTGTGCTCACGACGCGATTGCCCACCGACGACGACTGCCGCTGCGAACAGATCGACGAAGGCATCAGAGACAGGGAGATGAGGCTATGATCCGCTGGCCCTGGAGTAAGGCGCGGCGCTTCGCCAACCCCTGCCCCGGCAGTGGGAAGCAGCCGCAGACTGGCGCGTTCTTCGACGGTGCCTTCACGACGGAATATGACGACACCCCGTGGGGCATCTGCCCGTTCTGCGAGAAGCCAGTTCGCTTACGTAAGCGCACGACGAAGCGCGGCGAACGCGGCACGCTGCACGCGCATTCATTGCACCGCCCACTAACGCTTGTGGAGCGGATTCTCTGGGGATGGAGGTAGAAGGATGACGAACGAGAATGTCGGCGAATCAGTTAGCAACGAGATATACCCGACCTGCGACACCTACAAACCAACTTGGTGGTCACAGCAAAGCGCTACAACCTAAACGTCGAGACACGGACTGACCACGCCAACGATCGAGTTCTTGTGAGGAGGATGCAATGACCAACGAACAGCGAAGTGACCAGTGGCCTCACGTAGTGTCGTCTCGGGACGCGGACACGACCGTCTTCCAGCCTGTGACCGTCACCATTCGGAAGGTCTTTGCCGGTGACTACGGCGTCGGCTGGGGCTTCAAGGAGGACACCACGCCCTCGGGCAAGTACAAGGGTGTCATCTGGAACCACCGCGACGTGTACGACGAAGACAGCGATCACTACGTGGCCTACGAGGGGCCGAAGTACGCCGCCGAACAGACCGTCACCGTCAGCCTGTCGGTTGAGAAGACCAAGACCGGTAAGCCCCGCTACCTCGTCCGGGCCATCAAGCCCGCGACAGGCACGCCAGCAGCCACGGAGAGCGCAGGAACGCCCGCACAAGCACCCGTAGACCTCGCGGACCCTCAGCGGCGCTCTATTGAGAAGCAGGTGGCGTTCAAGGGGCTGACTGATGTGGTGGCGAATGCTGTTGGGTTGGGCAACCTCAACCAACTGCTGTTCACCGAGGACGAGATGGAGTCCATCAAGAGCATCTGGACAGAGATGATGCACGAACTCGCCACAGGGCAGACGCTACCTCAGCCAGAACCCAAGGACGAAGAGCCGCCAGAGGACAGCGACACCCCTTTAGAGGAGCCAGCATGGTAGACCCCCTGGACTCACCAGCGGTGCGCTACCTGTTGATGGTAGGCTGTCGAATACTGGAGGTGAGACGTGACGTGTGAGCACACATACCTCATCAGCAGCAGCGGAGATGGCGACTCTAGCCACTCCTTCTTCGTCGAGCCAAACGACAGATTGGAATGCGGAGACTGCGGTACCCCTATGGTGGTGGTGGAACGTGAGGTGGTGGAGGAGGTAGAGGGGCTGACGCGAGCGCAAGCCGTCTTCCACCGTCACAACAACCCGCAGTGGGCCAAGGAATACGACGAACTGGCCGACAAACTCCGCAGGGCACTGGGAGGGGAGACATGAAGACGGCGATTGAGAGCGCGGTAGATGAATGTGAAGGCATGGCGGACGATGCCGCCTACATCACTACTCGCTACTTAGCTACTGAGGGATGGACGGCAACCCTGCATGTAGGAGACCTCCGCCACGCCGAAGAAGCGATGCGGTTGCTAGAGCAGGCCATTGAGCAGTACGGAGCCAATAGCGACGAAGAGGAAGCGTGGATAAAGGCGCACTGCCAGATGAGGCAAGAAGAATGACAGGACGACACGCCCCACCTGTGTATGACCGCGTGATGGCGCGTGCGGTGCCGCAGGGCGACTGCCTTGTCTTCACGGGGCACCGAAACGCCAAGGGCTATGGACAAGTCTCCCAAAACGACCGCATCACATATGCGCACCGCGTGGTCTGGGAGCACCATCACGGAGCAACCGGCCTTGACGTATGTCACCACTGTGATAACCCATCGTGCGTGAAGATCGAACACCTCTTCTCAGGTACGCAAGCCGACAACGCCCGAGACATGGTGCAGAAGGGGCGTTCCGTGGCGGGTGAGCGAGCGCCCAGCGCAAGGCTCACGGCGGCTCAGGTCCGCACCATCCGAGGCGCACTGGGCAGGAAGACGCAAGCCGCCCTAGCACGCGAGCACCGTGTACATCCAGGAACCATCGGAAAGATTGCGCGCGGGCTGTCATGGCGAGGGGAAGGCGATGGCGCGTAAGTGGGGCAGCCCGGGAACGCACCACTACAAGGACACGGGCTGCGAACTCGCCCCACGATGCACCGAGTGCCCGTTCCCACTCTGCAAGCACGACATTCCAAACTGGCATTCCAAGGACGGAATGGAATTGGAACGCATGCGAGACTCAAGTGGACAGTTTCGCGAGGTGAAACTCGGAATGCCCAGCCTGCTTGCACCGGGGAGATGAGGGTGTCGGTCAATCGGGGGTTGTTCTCGTCTGCAAGTGGCGAATGGGCGACGCCGCAGGATCTATTTGACGTGCTGCACGCCGAGTTCGGGTTCACCCTGGACCCGTGCGCCACAGCCGAGAACGCCAAGTGTCCGAAGTTCTACACGTGGGAGGGACACAACGGACTCTGGCAATCATGGGCAGGTGAGCGCGTGTTCCTCAACCCGCCATACGGACGAGAGATAGCGCAAGCGTAGACTGTGGCTTGGAGGCAGGACATGACGGACTGCATATATGCCGCGCAAGCGGACGAAGCCCCCGTCTCTGACTGTTCTGTCTCCGCAAAACGGTCCGCACAAGAGGCGGGGGTTATCTTTTGATCGTCCAGTCCCCATATCTCACCGCCGACAAGCGCATCGTCGGCCTCTCGCCCAACCACTGGGCTATCGAGCAGGACGAGCACGGGTTCTTCTTCCGTGAGCGTACCGAGGGCGAGTGGCTAGACATCATCGACCCTCGCAGGCGCACCGCCGTGCACCAAGCCCGAGTCGAGCACTGGCTGTCTGAGTTCTCAGGCGAGCCGCCCCACACGATCCGCACTGGGCGCAAGGTGCCGAAGGTTTCAGGGCGAAACGTCGTTCCCTCTGGGCGCACCCGCGCGTGGTACGACGAGATACGAGAGCGCACCGACATCGTTGAACTTGCCCAGGAACTCACCGACATGCGTCACGTAGGCAAGACGTGGAAGGGTATCTGTCCGTTCCATGCCGAGCGCACGCCGTCCTTCGTGGTGTGGCCTGAGTCTCAGAACTGGCGGTGCTTCGGGGCGTGTGCTGAAGGTGGCGACGTTATCTCTCTGGCCGAGAAGGCACAGAAGGCGGGGTTGATGTGAGAACAGGCTTCGGGAAGTCGGGGGCGGGCAACCGCACGATGCGGCGAAAGGCGACCCGCGCTGGAGTGGGCACCACGCCTAGAGTGGAGTCCCTGAAACTTGGAGCGCGACCCGTAACCCGAGAGCCGACTGCCGAGGAAGTACGCCAGGGCGTTGCCGCTGGCCAGTGCCCCTACTGCGACGACCCTCGGACGTTCCGAGCACTACCGCAGCACTGGGTGCGAGCGCACGGCATCGACCTGCAAGAAGTACGCGACCTGCTGCAAGTGCCCAAGGCACAGCCTCTTTGCTCAAAGGAACTAAGCGCCGTATTCGCCGAGCGTTCGCGCCGACTGTACCCGCATATCGCAGAGAACCTGCACGCCCCTACGGGGCCACGCCCAAGGTTCTATAGCAAGTATGGCAAGAGGGTACAACGAGAGAAGATTCGAGCCATCCCACGCGCACAGCGTCTAGCGAACAGCCGCAAAGCCGCCGCCGCAGCCGCCGCCAAGAACACGAAGGCTCGCACCTGTGTGACATGCGGCAAGGTTGAGCGATACACAGGAGCGTCCCGAACCAAGACATGCTCTAAGGCATGTGATGCCATCCGGCGCAGCAGGACCGTCAAGAAGACCAACGCTGAAGGGCGCGGCTCGCGAGCCAAGCGCCAGTACCGCAACTGCCCCATATGTGACAAGCGATTCTGGGCACCGACGCAGAGGGCCACTTGTTCCGCTGCCTGTGAGCACACCCGACGCAGCCATCGGGCCAGCAACCGTTCGCCCGAGCACACAGCCAAGATTCAAGCGGCTCGCCTCGCGACGCTGGCGAAGCGCCCAGTTCGCTTATGTGAAGTACCAGACTGCAACCGCAAACACCTCGTCAAGGGCATGTGTTCAATGCACGACCAACGCAGGCGGGCAGCGGCGCGCAAAGCAGCAGCCACATGACCTCTCGCCAAGACGCCGCCGACGCACTCGCGAAGCGCGCGGGGGTGAAGCGTGAAGCCTCACGCGAGGCGCGAAAAGATGCGCCGAGTGAGCTTCTGGCACCGCCGGTAACGAAGGCCGACGAACTCGGCAGGTTGGTGATGAAGTGGCCGGACTGGGACATGGAAGTGCTAGCCAGCCACATCGCTACGGTGCGAGGCGGCATTGAAGCCCGTATCGCCATCAGCACCAACGGCAGGACGCCCACAGCACCCTTCAGGCTGAACGTCCACTCAATGTCAGGCCGAGACAACATCGTGAGGGTGTTGCGGGCAAAGCAGAAGGGGTTGGACTGGCAAGGGTTCATTGACCACATCTGCCGAGAGGTGAACGACTATGACCCGCAGGAGAAAGGCGCAGACTTGACCTCGCACATCAAGGAAACAGACACCCCCTGGTTGATCGAACCGATGGTGCGCGCGCTCAGACCGCTCATCCTCTACGGCGAGGGGGGACAGGGAAAGTCCACGACGGCGCTTGCCATGCTGGTGCAGTTGGCGACGTGTGAGCCTGTCCTGCCGGGACTAGAGGTGCCTACACGCCCCGTGAAGTCCATGATCCTCGACTGGGAATCGGATGCGGACGACACGCAAGAGGTCATGGAACTCATATCCAACGGAGCGAACACCGTCGTCCCAGCAGACCACATCTTCTACCGACGCATGTCCGGCGCTCTACCTGACCACTTCGAGTCAATCCAACGTGAAGTTACGCGTAACCAGATCGAGTTATGCGTAGTCGATTCCATCATCGCGGCAGGTGGGGAAGAGGGTGATAAGCCAGCCACCGCGGCCCGCGCCTACTTCGACACCATGCGGGCGCTCAAGGTGGCATCCATCGGCATCACGCACCTCACCCACGAAGGGACACGCCGCCAGACAGGGAAGCCCTACGGTTCTGTCTACTACTGGAATCTCGCTCGTGACATCTGGCGACTCAGGCAGGACCAGGAGGTAGACGACAACACCGCCGACATTGGTCTGTTCCATGAGAAGTCGAATCGTGGCGGCAAACAGAAGGCTATCGGCTGGACGGTGACGTTCGAGAGAGATTACATCCAGTTTGAGTCAGCCAGCGTACCCGAGATGGCAGAGGTAGGCAAGCACACCTCGTGGACCGAGCAGATAGCGACTGTTCTGGACACCTCGCCCACGAACTGCCTGCACATCAGCGACATCTACGACGCCCTCGGTGCGTCACCGACCACCAAGGACGGCAACGCCATCAAGCAACGCCTGCACCAGAGCAAGAGGTTTCAGGCCCTCGGAGACGGAATGTATGGACTGGCAGCCCATGACTCAGTTACGAATAACTCTTCGTAACCGTTACATAACTGACAAGGGTAGCAGTTACGCGAACCCCTTACTACGTAAGGGGGGTTCGTACATAACTACTCGCATACCCTGGAAATCCCTCAACCCCTTCTATGACGGAGTGAACCATGCTGTTTGAGAGGGTGTTCTGTATGCCAGACCATCAGACCTTTCGGATGTCGCCGGTGCGTGACCTTCTACACAGGTACGTGGCGGCAGGTCAGGTCTGGGCTGACCCGTTCGCTGGCTGGAACAGTCCAGCGTCGCTGACCAACGACCTCAACCCGAGCACACCGGCAGAGTTCCACATGGATGCCGAGTTGTTCGTTCGACAGCGATGCCCCGATGTCCTGGACGGCGCTCTGTTCGACCCCCCGTACAGCCCGCGCCAGATCGCTGAGGTCTACAAGTCGGTTGGGCTGGCAGTAGGACTCGAAGAGACACAGAACGGCAGACTGTACAAGCGGGTAAAGGATGCCCTGCACCCGAAGATTCGGGCTGGAGGTCACGTCATCTGCTGCGGGTGGAACAGCATGGGAATGGGGATCAACCGGGGCTACGAACTGATCGAGGTCCTGCTGGTCCCCCACGGTGGCGCTCACAACGACACTATCGTCACCGTCGAGCGCAAAACACAAGGACACCTTCTATGACCCCCCATTCCCCAGGTAGAGCAGCCGTGGAGTATCTGTCGTTTGGTGGTGGGTCGCCGTCGATGGCGCTGGCCATCCTCAACGCACAGGGCAAGGTTGAGCCAAGGGCTGAGGTCGTGGTGTTTGCCGACACGGGCTGGGAGCGGGCTGCGACGTACCGTGCAGTTGAGGAGATGGAGGGGTGGCTTGATTCCTATGGGCTGCCGTTGGTCGTGGTCAAGAGCGATCTGGGAGTGCTGCCGACGTTCTTGATGGACTCGGGTGCCATCCCCGTCCCAGCGTTCACGCCAAGCGGCGGGCAACTGCTACGTCGCTGCACTCACCGCTGGAAGGTCCAGCCGATACGACGGTGGATACGAGAGCAATATGGCAACGGAACGCCTCAGATCGTTCAGATGGGGCTGCACTACGGTGAGATTCAGCGGATGCGGGACGCACCAGCGAAGCGGGACACGCACCGCTACCCTCTCATCGAACAGAAGATGACGCGAGCGCAGTGTGATGATCTCGTGCGGTCAGTCGGACTGCGCGTACCGCCCCGATCAGCATGTGTCGGGTGTCCCTACCGTTCCCGAGAGTCGTGGCAGATGTTGGCTAGTGAATCGTCGGATGAGTTCGAGGCGGCGTGTGAGGTGGATGCTCACCTACGCAGCGGTGACGAGCCTGTGTTCCTCAGCAGCAAGCGCCGCCCACTCCACCAAGTCGCCACAGCCCAACAACTCACCATGATCGAGCCAGAGTGGGCAGACGGCTGCGAGAGCGGCTACTGCTGGACGTAGGAGACACCATGACCCCAGGTAGAGCAGCGCAAGGTAGGCCGTTGATCGCCGACCTGTTCTGTGGTGCTGGTGGCGCTGCAATGGGGCTGCATCGTGCTGGCTTCGACGTGGTGGGCTTCGACATCAAGCCGCAGCCTCGGTATCCGTTTGACTTTGTGCTTCAGGACGCGCTCACCGTGAACCTTGAGCCGTTTGATGCAGTGTGGGCGAGTCCGCCTTGTCAGGACTACTCTAAGAGTCTCCGTCATCTAACGGACGGTTCGTATCCCCGCTTGATTGACGAGGTGGAGACACGAATGCCCGACGTGCCGTGGGTGATTGAGAATGTGCCAGGCGCGCCAATCCCAACGCAACCAACACTGACAGGTGAATACGGCGTGATGTTGTGCGGGACGATGTTCGGTTTGCGACGCGTTCAACGTCACAGACTGTTTCTGACCAACTTCCCTGTCCCGCTTCCAGGACCGTGTGTCCACCGCGAATACGCCCTGAATCCGTACAACAAAAACAGTCGTAGACGGGACGGGATTGAACACAACGCCTTACGACACTACGCGGCAGCGATGGGAATCGACTGGATGACAGGGGTTGAGATAGGGGAAGCCATCCCGCCCGCCTACAGCGAATACCTCGGTCAACAACTCATGAGGCACCTGCAATGACTTCAGGTAGAGCAGCGGAGGTGGTGTGATGAAGTTAGAGTGTGACCTCCACGAGATGCGGATTGTCGCTGAGAACGCTATTGACAGGACGTACCTGCAAACGGCGTTCCATCTGACCTATCCATACGCCACGGTCGTCTTGGCTACAGGTTCGTGGATAAGCGGCGACGCAGGCGAGGGAATGATTCGCCTCGGACCAGTGGAGTGTTCCTGTATCGCTGTCACCAAGGGTCATACGGAACAGTGCGAGGCTCACCCAGCCCACAAGCGCCGCACCCAACAGGAGCACACGGATGCCTGACAAGTATCGTGACGCCTTGGAGGACGTGGCATGGCAGTTCGCCTACCGTGTCGATGGCACCGATGGCCACCGCAGGATGAGCAGCGGGAGCCTGTCAGCCTTGGAGGACGCCTTCAAGGTCCTCGGCTGGGATGACCCGTGGATTGACCCGCCAGACACAGGGTGCGCTCGCTGCTACCGCTTCGCTACGTGTGGAGCGCCTACGCCAGACGGATACCAACGCCTCTGTTTCGACCATTACCAAGAGGTGACCAATGCCTGACAAGGCGTGGAGGGAGTGATGATCTCAGGTTTCGTGGCGGCTATCGTGGGACTCGCCGCCTTGGCGGTAGGCATGGCTATAGGTGTCTACCTCGGCTACGGTCTCGGGGGGCGCGACGCCTATCGCGAAGTCCTTGAATGGAAACGACAGGGGCAATTGTGATGCACCGTGAGTGTTCAGTTTCAGGTTGGCAGGAAGGACATGGGCGCATGTGCCCGGACAAAGCGTGGAAAGCCGAGGAGCGCGAAGTCGCTGCGCGGCTAGGCGGTGAGCGCGTCCCGGTGACAGGTCGTGGCCGTGGCCACGCGCCTGACATCCAACATAATTGGCTGAGCATAGAGGTGAAGTCGGGCAGGAACGCCCTTTCAGCCAAGACGATACTGCTGGCGCTGGAGCAAGCTCGCGCGAGCGCGAAAAAAAACGGCGGACTGCCGATAGCGGTGTGCGTGCAGTCGTCGGGACGAGGGAAGCCGAAACGATACGTCGTCTGCATGACGCTGGACGACTTCTGTGAGCACCACGGGTTGCCAGGAGGGTGAGCAATGACTGAGCAATGTCTTGAGTGTGGCCATGAGGCGCACGTTGGCCGCTGCGACAAGGGTGTGGCGACGAACCCACATGCCAGAGAGGGTGAACTCACCACCTGCGTTCAGTGCTCGTGCGTCCAACCGACTGAGCACGAAGGCGCGCTCGCGCCAGAGCCGCTGACGGAGGAGCAGATGCGAGAGTGGGTGGACGACGCTGCTGAAGGACGGCGGTACACGGGCGAAGTCCTGTCAGCGCGTGTCATACGTGTTGGCCATGCAGTCCTCCGCCTCCGCTCCCAGTACGTGCGGCTGCGGGAATGGACATGCCCCGGCTGCGGTAGTAGAATAGAGGAATGAGGAAGACGTGCTCCATCTGCCGCACGAACAAACCGCTCAGCGAGTTTGAGCGAGACAGTCGGAAGAGAGATGGTCGTGGGAGTAGGTGCCTTGCCTGCAACCGTAGGCGCTGGAACACCAATTGGGGGCGCAACTATCGGCGGCGCAACCTAGAGAAAGAGCGAGCGCGATCCCGGCGCAAGTGGCACAAACTTAGGGCCGACCCCCAACGGTACGCCAAGTACCGCCGTAGCCCCAAAGCCTTGAGCAGACTGGCCCTTCAGAACGCTGTCAAGAGAGGGTACATAGAGAAGCCTGACGTGTGCTCAGCGTGCCAAGAGGTGAAGGGGCGCTATCGAATTCATGGGCACCACCAAGACTACGCGAAGCCGTTTGAGGTTGAGTGGTTGTGCGCGGCGTGTCACGCCTTGAAGCATCGCCCCTTGGCCGACCAGCCAGAGGAGGGGTGAGGGGGTGATTGCCGAAGTTGAGACTCCATATGGTCGATACATCTCAGTTGAGATGGGCGCACCCGACTGCGGGGAAGACTTCTGTGATACCTGCGGAGACTGTCTGCACTGCTACCCCCACGATGCAGCGGAGTGGTGCTCCACAGGTGAGCGCTGGGTCATATACCTAGAGAATGACAAGCATCCGAACTTTGGACTCAAGCGCCGCAACAAGGAGGGCCGACGATGACTTACGTGATGTATCTGTTGTGGTCAGTTCCAGTCGAGGTGCTGTGGCGTGTCTACACAGGAGCGAAGGTGGCCTGTGACTGGTGTCAAGAGCAGCGGTTCAGGTACAGCAAGGTCGTATGGCAGAGACGATTTGAGAGGGAGGGAACCGATGACGACGTGCGCTAACTGCGGGAAGACATACGAGTGGCACTTCCCGCCCGATGCTCGATGCGATGATGTATCGCCGAGAGTGACTACGACGTACCGACCCGAGGGAGAGGCGGAGAGCCGACCGAAGCCAACAACTGAGATATGTGGACGCCCGACAGGCGCAGGGACCTGCACGAAGATATGGGGCCACGCTGGCCTCTGCAAGCATGGCAATCCCGCCCCTGCCGACGAGGGGCTGCGGGTTCCTGCTACGCCCGAGGACGGTTGGCCTGAGATTGCCCGCCGTCGTGCCCACGAGGCCCAGCAGGAGCCGGAGTGTGAGTCAGGACTACCCGACTGCAAGCATGAGCGGGTAACGGGATTCGGCACCGTGGAGGACGGCCTGCGCTCCGAAGGGATGGTCTGTGCTGAGACTATGTGCGATGCCGATATAGCCCTCATCCCCGCCTCCCACCTCGCAGCCCTTCATGATCGTATCGAGTCGCTGGGCGACGCCCTTGCTACGCAAATAGGCGAGACAACAGCAGCTAATGAGCGGCTGACAGCAGCGGAGGGGCTGATCGAGAAGTGGCGTTATCAGCAGGCTGGGCCGTCGTATGTCCTAGCGTTGCGAGGTTGCGCCGACGAACTCGCCAGCGCCCTGAAGGGGGAAGAGGGGTGAGGTGATGCCATTTGATGAGCGAATGGTCTTTGAGCCAACGTCGGTGAAGTTCAGTCGTCGCAAGCCGCGGGGGCAGAACTGGGTCCTCGTGGCGCAGTGGCCAGCAGACGAATTCTTTGTGCCTCGCTCTGACCATGCCACCACGTTCTTTGAGCACTGGTGGTATCAGAACATGCGCCGCCCACGAGTCGTGCGATGGCGGGCACGGTGAAGCAAACACCCCGCTCCCACAACAGCACGCTAAAGCGACGTAGCGCGCCCCTGCGTCCACGGAGAGGGCTTGCCCGCACGCGAAAGCCTATGCAGGCCATGAGGCCGGAGAAAAGGGCTGTCCGACAGGCATTCCGACAGACTGTGCTGGACAGGGACAGGGTATGTCAGTGGGAGGGGTGTCGTGAGGTGGCGACGGACCCTCACCACGTCGTGGCGGCAGGCAAGGGTGGCAAGGACGTGCCGAGCAACGGGGTTGGGCTTTGTAGGCCGCATCACGATTGGATCACCAAGACAGCGGAAGGCATCAGGGAGGGACGCAGGCGTGGGTTCATCAGGTGAGAGAGAACATCGACAAGGGAAGTTGACAGGCTACGACGTTGAGGATGAAGTCTACTATCCAGCACCCATGTACTGCGACGCGTTCCATGAGTTGGCGGACCGTCGCTTCGGGGCGAAGGACTTACTAGCAACGGTGACAGCTTTCGTGCAGGGTGAGTTGGCTCGATTGGAGAAAGAACAGCGTCAGTTGTGGCAGCGCATCGGCGACGACTATGGTCAGAACTTCGGGCGCGGTTCTGGATGGGTCTTTCGCTACGGCGACAACGCCATCCTCATTCCGCCCACAGAAGAGGAAGCCGAATGAAGGTCACGTTGTTTGGCTGGGACTTTGCAATCGCTAGAGCGGGTGATATCTCGCTGCACCCGCCGATGTTCCGACGCATTGATTGGCTGGCGTTGCCCTCGATGACCAGCAACGCCCTCAAGAGGGAGTTTCGCCGTGATCCAAGCATGACGTTGGAGGAAGTGGCGCTCGGTAAACGCAAGGTCTACAGCATCGGCAGGAAGGGCGTTGACGACCTCAAGCACGCGCTGAACTGGGAGAAGGACCACCGACGCGCCTAGTTGCACTCACCACTGGATGATCTCGGAGCCGAACGGGCCGACAAGCCGCGGCGTCTGTCGCAAGTGCGGAGCGGTCAAAGACTGGCCGAACTCGGACCCGCGCGAGTTCAACGCAAACGCCCACAAGGGCAGGTGGCCTAAGAAGCGCAAGGCCCGAGCAGCAGCCACACGGAAGCGGAACGGTAGGACAAGGAGACTTCCTCCAGAAGGGTTGCACCTCCGGAGAAGCGCGAGAAGCCCCCGGCTCACTGCCGGGGGCTCTTCGCGTCCCAGAGGGACAGGCATGGGGTCCCGGCGCAGGGCCGGTAGCCCCAACGCCGGCACATCAGGGCCCAGGCAGACGTGCGGCCAGCAAGCCCTTCACCTCACCGATCGCCACGGCGACGGCGTTTGACTTCTCGTGCAGCTGGCCCTCGGAAACGACCCGCTGTTCTCGCTCGAGCTCCAGCGCCCGCGTGAGGGCAGCGATCGCTTCATGGTCATGCTTGCGGTTCACCTCGAGGACGGTGACGCGTCCGTCCACCTTGCCGTTCATGATGCGGGCCAGCAGGAGGCTGCCGCTGGCAACGGCAGCGCCGACGTACCCGGCTACTTCTCCGGGGTCCACTCTCAGTCTCCTTCCGATGTGGGGCAGCCCCATCATTGTCAGGTGTTCCCCTTGTCTGCCAGAGGTATTTGCCTTGAACCCTTGAGGCGAACGCCTAGTCTTCCGTGTCCCCGGGTCCCTCGAGTGCCAGGGCTGTGTCGGCGACCGGCTTGAGTTGCTCCCGGACGACGGCCTCGTCCCGGCCCAACATCTGCATCCCGGCGATCCACCGGTCTTGCTCCCAGTCGGTGGTGTCCCGGTTCTGTGACTTCGCTGGCAGCTTTCGCCGGAGGACCCCCTCCTCGCCCCAGAGCCACTCCCAGTCCCCCTTGGCGACCACGAGCTCCTGCACGCCCGCCCTGACCACCATCTTGCCCTCGACGGTGCCGTCTTTCCCGTCCCCTCTGCCGGTCGACGCCTTCGCTATCTCGATGCCCCAGTTGTGCATCGCGGCGGAGTCCCCACGCCGGATGACCTCGACCGGCAGGCCGTCAATGAGCTGCCGGAGGACGTCCAGGGTGCCGGGTGCGTACACGAGGTTCCGGACCCCTCGGCTGCACCTATCGCACCGCTCGCTGTCGGGGTCCGGCTTCGCCTCCCCCGTCAGCTGGTCAATGACGGCATACCGGAGTGGGTCGCCGTAGATGTCGACGATCGTGTCCTTGATCGGGATGCGTCTGTTCTCTGCCACGTTTCAATCTCCCCCATGCCTGGTGTTATGCCGTTTAGAAGTCGGACGCGGTAGCTGCCGCGTCTTCCACCGCCTTCTCCTCCTCGCCCGCAAGGACCTCGCCCTGTAGGTACGTGAACACGCGGTCCGCGATGTCGTCGGCTGTGGCGTCTCGAGCTACCGGCTCTTCGGCCTCCGGGTCATCGACGAGCTTCCATCGGTGGCCGAGGCCGATAGCGGCCCGCTTCAACTTCGCGTTCCTGGCCGCCGTCGTGTCCCCGAGCCGTTCCCCGAGGAAGTCCCTGAGCTGTCCTGTCGTCGCCATGCTGTCCTCCTACACCCAGGTGTGGTTTCGTAGTCTCATGCCGCCGCCAACTGGCCCTCCAGATAGCGCACACGGTCCTGAAGCGCCGTGATGGCCGCCGCCGTGTGCCCGAAGGCGCTCACAGGGTCGAAGATGCGTCCGTGGTGGTGCATCGCCCATGGAGCCTCGTCACCCAGCACGCCGGCATACTCGGTCTGGAAGTCCCCAGTGTTGATGATGTCCTTGCCCTGACGGTACGTGAACAGAGCTACTCGTTTGCCGATGTTGACAACTCGATCCAGTGCCAGGGTTGGGTCAAGCCAGCCGTGGATGTGTTTGAACTCACGCAGCGAGCCAGCCGCAGCCCAGTCCATCGCCACGCTGTTGCCGCCCGAGGTCAACTGCTCGCCGTCTGCGCCCATACCGTCGGGTGTGTTGATGGCTTGAGTAAGGTAAACGTCCTTGG